AAATAAATCAAAATTTTATGAAGAAGATATTACAAGATTTGACAAAGAGCTTCAACAAATACTGGACAATATTACTAATCTTTCTAATGCGAGATCCGTTGCAATCCAAGTCAAGGACACCAGTGTGGCTGGAGGCATTCGAAATACGATTTCCACGGCTGACTTACGTCTTGCACAAGATAGACTCAGAATTGAAGAAGATAAACGGAAAGATGTCTATTTGAAAAGAACCGTCGCTGCAGATAGTCTACAGAAATATAAGTTACAGATATTAGAGTTACAGAACAATGCTGATACAGTAGGAGAATTAGGTCCTCTACAGTATTTATCGAGTTTAACTGATATTCCTATGAATAAAATTATTAATATTTTATTATTAGTAATTATATTTGTTTTTGACCCTCTAGCAGTTTCTTTAGTAGTAGCAGCAAACTTTGCATTTGCTAGAGCATACCCAAAAAGAAAAGAAAACTTATATGGAGAATTAGAACCTGAAGAAGATTGGGATGATTTTATACCTGAAGAAGATGAAGAAGATCTTACTGAATTACAAAAAACTTTATTGATGGATTTAGAAGAAGAAGAAAATGAGACCCCGGAGGAGAGAAAAGCCGAGAGGGTTAAAGCCCCAACTCCGGTAGAGTCTCCTAAGTTAAAAGTAGGTCATGCTCCTAACAATAAAAATAGAAATGAAGATCTAAAAAAAGACTATTTATAGTTGTTTATTTGAAGAATTTTTACTATATTAAGATATGAGAGAAAAACTATTAAAAGCCTTATTAAGTAATGCTCAAGGAGAACTTGATAAGCATGTTGCTAATATAGAAGTCTATCTAAGTCAACCAGTTGGAGTTGGAGAACATATAGATGTAGTTGAAACTATAGAGAAAGAGTTAGTTAAAGTTGCTGATTGTGATGCTAGAATAGAAATGCTAACTAAATACTTTAACGATACTACACAAGACGATGAAGAAGATTTCAATTTAGAATCTTAACCTAATTTATTAAAAAAGTTATATGAGTAAAAAAGCTATTGAAGTTTTAAAAGAAGAGTACCCTATCATTTATAAAGAATACAAAGAGATAATGGATGAGCAATTCGAATTGTTTGCTAAGAAACATCTTGATTATGGCATGGGAAATGTATCAGCAGGTACTCAATTAGTTAATGAAGAAGAAAGAGACTTTGCTATGACTGGTCTTTGGTATCGAATATCTGATAAAATTAATAGATGGAAGAATATGATACTTACCGGTCGTAAAGCTCAGAACGAAACTTTAATTGATACTTTCCAAGATATTACTAACTACGGTATAATAGCTCAGTTAGTATTTAACGATAAGTGGAAAAATAAATAATATGCCAAAGAAAGTTCCAAAGCAAGTAAAACTTGTTAAGGATAGTTATATAAAGCAATCTAAGAGTCATAAACATATCTCTTATAGTCAGCTATTTACTTACCTTAGTTGTAAAAGAAAATGGGAGTTACAATATCTTCGTAACGTAGCTCCATATGATCCTTCTATACATGCAGTATTCGGTTCAGCATTTCATGAAACTTTACAGAACTATTTAGATGTAATGTATAATAATACTGCTAAAGCAGCTGACGAAATCGATACTAATGCTTATCTATACGAACGTATGGTTAAGAACTATAAGAGACAGAAAATGCAAAACGGTAACGAACATTTTTCTGATCCAGATGAAATGAATATGTTCTGGTTAGACGGTAAGCATATAATGGATTTTATTAAAAAGAAAAGAGGTGGTTACTTTTCTAAAAAAAATACGTATTTAGCTGGAATAGAAACTCTTTTATATCAAGAAATAAGTCCTGGTATTTACTTTAAAGGGTTTATAGATTTAGTTTTTTATAATAAGCTCTTAGATGAGTATACTTTAGTTGATATAAAGACTTCTACTAAAGGTTGGAATAAGTTTGCTAAAGCAGATGATAAAAAAACGTTTCAATTGCTTTTATACAAAGAGTTTTTTGCTAAACAATTTAACGTTCCTATAGAAAAAGTTAACGTAGAATATTTTATAGTTAAAAGAAGAGTTCCTGTAGAAGCTGATTTTGCTTCTATGCAGAGAAGAGTACAAGAGTTTAAACCTACTGACGGTAAAATTAAAAGAGGAAAAGCTATATCAGCTATGAATCATTTTATAAAAGACGTATTAGATAATAATGGAGAATATATAGATAAGACCTACCCGTGTACTGGTGATAGAAGTCCTTGCTGGCATTGCAATGTTTACGATGGAGTTTTGCAAAAATAGCCTATTTATATATAAATATATAAGTATATATAGTTATGATTAAACATGAAAAATTAACTTCGGTAAAAATTACACAACCTTTATTCGATGAATTTAAAATGGCTTGCTTGCAAGACAACTTTTCTTTTAAAAAGCTTGCAGATCGGGCAATTTTTCTTTATCTTACTAATAAAGACTTTAAAACAAGAATACATAACGTTACATCAATAAAGTTAAAGAAATGATAGAAGGGTATATTCCTAAAGATAAACGTAAAAAGATACTACTACTTAGCGATGATTTAAGAATGCATTCAGGAGTAGCTACTATGTCTAGAGAGATAGTTGTAAAAAATGCTCATAGATTTAACTGGTATCAACTTGGTGCTGCACTTACTCATCCAGAGGTAGGTAAAATATTTGATATTTCTAAATCTATTTCGGATGTAACTGGAGTAGAAGATGTAGAAGTAAAAGTTCAACCTAACGTAGGTTACGGTAATGCTGATTTGATAAGACAGTTATTAGTAAAAGAAAAACCTGATGCTATTTTTATCTTTACTGATCCTAGATACTGGGTATGGTTATTTGAAATTGAAAGAGAAATTAGAAGTAAAATTCCTATCTTTTGGCTTAATATTTGGGATGATTATCCATCTCCTATTTATAACAAGAATTTTTATAACTCAGTTGATTTACTGATGGGTATTTCTAAGCAAACAGTTAATATAAATAAGTTAGTATTAGATAAAGAAGCTAAGAATAAAGTTATTGAATATGTTCCTCATGGGATAGATGAAAAGTTATTTTTCCCAATAAACAAATCTCATAAGTTTTATGATAAGCTAGTGGAGTTTAAACAGCAAACCATACCAGTAGAAACTGACTTCGTAGTATATTTTAACTCAAGAAATATACATAGAAAAAGACCAGGAGATACTATCTTTTCTTTTAAACTATTTTGTGATAAACTTACAAAAGAACAAGCTAAAAAATGTGCTCTAGTAATGCACACCTCAGTATCCGATCAACATGGTACAGATCTAAAAGCAGTAAAAGAAGCTATAGCTCCAGATTTAAATATATTTTTCTCACAAGGTAAAATATCTCCTGAGCAGATGAATTTTATGTATAATATGGCTGACGTTACTATGTTGTTAAGTTCTAATGAAGGATGGGGATTATCTTTAACTGAATCGTTGATGTGCGGTACTATGATAATACCAAACGTTACAGGAGGTATGCAAGATCAATGTAGGTTTGAAAATGAAAATGGAGAATGGATTAATTTTGATGCAGATTTTCCTTCTAATCATAGAGGTACATATAAGAAATGCGGTAAATGGGCTGAACCTGTATTTCCTTCTAATATAAGTTTAGCTGGTTCCCCAGCTACTCCCTATATATTTGATGATAGATGTCAGCCTGAAGATGCAGCTGATGCATTATTTAAGGTTTATAGTTACGGAAAAGAAGAAAGGACCAAAAGAGGTAATTTAGGTCACGACTGGGTTATGTCAGATGAAGCAAAAATGTCTTCAACAGCTATGGGTAATACCATAGGGGACTGTATGGATAAAACTTTTAAGAAGTTTAAACCAAGAACGCAGTATGATATAATAAAGATAGAAAACAGTAAGAGTAAAAAAGTCTTACATAAATTGACAGGGTATTAATGGACAATAATAATCAAGTTAATGGTAATTCTCAATTAAATCAACTAAGGAATGATTTCAATGATAGAGTTCAAAGAAAAAAAGCTTTAGGTAATTCAATGAGAGTTAAATTAAATAATAAAAGAAGATACAGAACAATATAGTAAAGTTATAATAATGGATAAAACCTCAGTTGTAGTTAGTTGCCCTATAGATACTTATTCAGGCTATGGAGCAAGAAGTAGAGATTTAGTTAAGGCTATTATAGCGTTAGATAAGTATGATGTAAAAATATTAGCTCAAAGATGGGGTACGACCAGAACAGGTTACTTACTAGAACATCAAGAGCATGATTTACATTCTAGAATTATTCCTAAAATGGATACCAAGCCTGAAATATGGATTCAAATAACTGTTCCAAATGAGTTTCAAGCTGTAGGTAAATATAATATAGGAATTACCGCAGGTATAGAAACTACTTTGTGCCCTATGCCTTGGATAGAAGGATTAAATAGAATGAACTTAATTCTTACTTCTTCTAATCACAGTAAGAAAGTTTTATCAGAGTCTAAATGGACTGTAACTCATAAGCAAACTAAACAACAGCAAGAGTTAACGTGTAATACTCCTATAGAGGTATTATTTGAAGGTATTGATAATACAAAATACAAAGTTGATCCTAATAAAAATTTTGATCTATCTTCTATCAAAGAAGAGTTTTGCTTCTTATTTGTAGGACATTGGTTACAAGGAGACTATAAACATGATAGAAAGAATATAGGTTATACTATTAAAGCTTTTTTACAGACGTTTAAAAATAAACCTAATCCTCCTGCTCTTATTCTAAAGACTCAACATGCAAATGCTTCTCTTATAGATTTAGATACTATTAAAACTAAAATTGATGCTATTAGATCGTCCCTCAAAGGAAAACTTCCTAACATTTATATTATACATGGTGAAGTTTCTGATAAGCAAATCAACGATTTATACAATAATCCAAAAGTTAAAGCTATGATATGCCTTACTAAAGGTGAAGGCTTTGGCAGACCTTTACTAGAGTTTAGCGTTGTTAAAAAACCTATTATAGCTTCAGGATGGTCAGGTCAAGTTGACTTTTTAGATCCCTTAAAAGCTGTACTAATAGGAGGAAAGTTAGAAAACGTTCATCAGTCAGCTGCTATCAAAGATGTTATTCTACCTGAAGCTCAATGGTTCCAAGTAGATGACGGTGATGTAGGTAAGGCATTAAAATCAGTTTATTCTAAATACAAAAAGTATGTACCGTTAGCTAAACAATTAGGGTATAGGAATCAAAAAGAATTTTCATTTGAAAGTATGACAAAAAAATTAGGACAGATATTAGAAGATAATTTACCTGAATTTCCTAAACAGGTTGAACTTAAATTACCTTCTTTAGATATTCCTAAAATTGAATTACCTAAATTAAAATAATATGAAATTAGATAAAGATAAAATGGTTGAAGGTCCATTCGGAAGTAATGCTTGTTATGAGCAAACCTTTATACAAGAAGGCAATGAGATCAAAACGTGGCTATGTTTTGGTAGTGGCTTTACTACTTCTACTTTAATGACAGAAGGCTCTAAAGTAGTTGAAGATTTAAAAGAGACTTCACCAGAACTTTATAAAGATCTTCTTCATACAGATAAACAAAAAAGAGTATGGGCTCCAGCTACTATTACCCTTCCGGAAAAAGGTATGGTATTTCTAGATGGTACTAGTAAAGAAGTATGGCAGTGGGCAGCTGTTAAGTCTACTCTCATTACTGAAGAAGATAGAAAAACTAAAAAGTTTCCTAAAGAACAGACTCATAAAATGGATATGAAAAATATAAAACATTTTGGACAAAAAGACTTTATGGATGCTTTAGAATATATAGATTTTTATATGGTATGAAAATAAGCTATGCTATTACTGTATGTAACGAATTTGTAGAGATACAAAAACTTATTTCATTTCTTTTACAGCATAAAAGAGACGAAGACGAGATAGTAGTTTTATACGATGAAGTAAATGGGGATGAAGAGGTAGAAAACTTCTTAAGGGCTAAAAGTGTTAACTTAGACTTTATGTGGTGGAATGGAGTATTTAATAATCATTTCGCTGATTGGAAGAATACTCTCAGAGAAAGATGTAACGGTGATTATATATTTCAAATAGATGCTGATGAATTACCTCATTGTGATCTTATAGCTAATCTTCCCAGTCTTTTAGAAAATAATCCTGATAATGAAGTTTATTTAGTCCCTAGAGTGAATACAGTTAAAGGATTAACTAATGAGCATATTTCTAAATGGAAATGGAATGTTAATGATAAAGGTTGGGTAAATTGGCCTGATTATCAATGGAGGATCTGGAAAAATAAACCTGAGATTAAATGGGTAAATAAAGTTCATGAAAAATTAGAAGGTTATAAAACTTTTGCTCCATTACCGGAACTAGAAGACTATAGTTTATCACACCCTAAAACTATAGAAAGACAAGAAAAACAAAACAAATTTTACGATACATTATGAAAAAAATATGGTACGCCCCTTATAAGTTCGAATCATACGGACAAGAAGAAATAGATGCAGTAGTTAAATCATTAGAGTCTGGATGGCTAGGAGGTCAAGGACCTAAGAGTATAGAGTTTGAAAAAGCTATAGCTAAAAGATTTGGTAAAAAATACGGAGTATTTGTAAATTCAGGTTCATCAGCTTGTTTATTAGCTATTGCAGCTTTAGATTTACCTAAAGGATGTAAAGTAATTACTCCTGCTTGTACTTTTGCTACTACATTAGCACCTATTATTCAGTTAGGGTTTAAACCTATATTTGTAGATGTAGGATTGAGAGATTATGTAGCCGATATTGATGAAGTATTAAGCAAAGTAGATGATGAAGTTAAGGCTATAATGTTACCTAACTTAATAGGAAATAAACCTGACTGGTATAAGCTTAAAGAAGGTTTAAGAAATATGGGCAGAGACGATGTTTTCCTTATAGAAGACAGTGCTGATACTATTACTAAGACTGATATAACTGATGTTGCTACTACTAGTTTTTATGCTTCACACGTTATTACTGCTGGAGGAGTAGGAGGGATGGTAATGTATAATGATAATAAACATGTTACGAAATGTTTGCAATATAGAGATTGGGGTAGATTAGGTAATGATTCCGAAATAATGGATGATAGATTTAATCATTCAGTAGATGGAATACCTTACGATCATAAATTTTTATATTCAGTATTAGGTTATCATATGAAAGCTTGTGAGATGAATGCAGCATTTGGTTTAGTTCAGTTAGAAAGATTTAAAAAATTCTCTGATATTAGACGAGCTAACTTTAAACGATATTTAGAACTGTTAGAAGGAGTTGGAGACTTAATACTTCCTGATGATAGTATTGAACCTAACTGGTTAGCTATTCCTTTGCAGACTGAAAAGAGATTTGAATTACTAACATTTTTAGAAGAGCATAATGTACAGACAAGAGTTACCTTTGCAGGTAATGTAACTAGACATCCAGTTTATAGAGAGTATTTAGAAGACTTTAAAAATTCTGATACTATAATGAAGAATGGTTTCTTATTAGGAGCTCATCATGGTATGACTATAGAGGATGTAGAACACGTTTGTGGTTTGATAAAAATATTTTTTAATAAGTAAGATGGAATATATAGAATATAGTACTGAAGATTATCCTTTTAGGAAAATTATTGAAGAAGTATTACAGACTAAAGATTTAGAAAGAATACATAGTATGGCTGATTATGAACTTTTCGTTAAAGGAACTGATCAATCTACTATCTGGCATAAAAGGTATTATGATAATTTAGATAAATTTTTACCTTTATATGATAAATTTATTAATGAAGTTGTTAAACCTAGTTTCGGAGAAGATATAGTCTATCAAAAAATTCCTACCTTTAGAACACAGTTAGTTAAAAATTTAGGAGTATTTGAGTTTCATAGAGATAGAGACTATGCTCATAACGAAGAGGAAAGAAACTTCTTTTTACCTTTTACTGATGCGTATGCTACTAATACTATATGGGTAGAATCTGAAGAAGATAAAGCAGATTATTCTCCTATGACTACCTTATATGGTCAAGTAGTTAAGTGGAATGGTAATAGTCTAATGCATGGCAATAGACAAAATACTACTTCCAATACTAGAGTGAGTGTTGATTTTAGATGTATTCCTTTTTCTAAATATTCAGAAGAAGAAGGAGCCGCTGCTATATATTCTAAAATGAAGTTTAAAATAGGAGATTACTACAATGTTACTAAATGAAGACCTTAGTATTAGGAGACGGTATTTTAGGATCAGAAATCGTAAGACAGACTGGTTGGGAGTCAATGTCTCGGAAAAAGACAGATTTCGATATAAACTCAACAAGTCTAGAAGTACTTAACGATTACGATATAGTTATTAACTGTATAGCTAATACCGATTGTTACTCACTTAGCAGAATAAAACACTTAGAAATTAATTATAATTTTCCTAAAAGATTATCCGATTACTGTGTCAATAGAGGTATTAAGTTAGTTCATATTTCTACTGAATTTGTATACGCTAATAACAAATATGCTCCTAACGAAGAAGAAAAAGCTATTCCTGATGATACTTGGTATGCTAAAAGTAAATTATTAGCTGATAATTATATAGAACTTACTAATGAAAAAGCTTTAATTTGTAGAGAGCTACACAAACCTAATCCTTTTCCTTATAAGGAAGTATGGAAAATAAGAACATCAGGCGATACAGTAGATAAGATAGCAGATTTAATTATCCAGCTAATCAACAAACACGCTGTTGGAATATATAATGTTGGTACTGGATGTAAATGGTTAAAAGACCTTGCACCTAATTGTAAAGAAGTAGATGCTCCTGAGTATGTTCCTTTTGATACTACAATGGACTTAACTAAACTTAATACTTTTTTAAGATAATGAAAGATGTTTACTTTATTGTAAAAGATATAGAAGGTAAGACTTACCCTT